AGTCCGTGAAGGCGAGTGATGCCCGGGGGCGAGAAGTTACCCCAGGGGACACTGGGGGCCAGGCAGCAGGAGGACTTGATCCGCAAGACGGAGATAGTGCTTATGGCTTTGCTTGGGTTCGGGGACATTGAGGCGTTAGCGAAAAAGTTCCTGAATGACCGCCCGATTGATGTTGTCGGCTGGTTGAACGCGAACAATGTACGAATCGTACAGCCGAGTGCTTTGCAAGCGTTGAATGATCTTCACGCTGAGTCGTATTGGTTTGGTCAGGCGACTGGTTCAGCGAAGGTAACTGGCGACCCGGTTGACTGGCAGGGTTGGAAGCCTGGGGATGCTGCGGTAGCGGCTGCGCTTGTTATGAATAGTGCAGGTTTCCAGAACTATGTGAGTGGTAATTCTGATCTGCTTGATGGGTTGAATAACACTCAGATTGATCGTCTTGCTGTGGTTCTTGCTGCTTTAGCAATTACGGCTACGCAGGAGGAAGCTGTCGCGGCGATTAACAGTCATGTTCAGCAGACGCAGGATTCTTGGGCGACGACGGTTGCTTCTACTGAGTCTCGCAGCGCTGCGATGGCTGGAACTCTTGATGCGTTCTCAGATCAAGGTGTCGAGTATGTGGATTGGGTTACGTCGTCTGGCGATCCGTGCACGTTTTGTATCGACATGGAGGCTGGTAGTCCGTATGCGTTGACGGATATTGATGAGCCGCCTGCTCACCCGAACTGCATGTGCGACATTGTGCCTTCAGTTGGGAAAAGTGTGAATGCAACGTTGACGAAAGCTGGCCGTGACGCTGTTGATGCTGCACTTGCCGAGTTGGACAAGATTCCGATGGTTGACGATATTCATATTGATGTTCCGTGGCCGATTGTTGCTCGACCGAAACTTGATCCCGAGGTTTGGACTGATTCCGAAATACAGGCTGTGACGATCAAGGAGTTGTTCGCTTCGCAAAAGTTTTTGAAGAAGGAGCAGGTTGCTTACTACATTGCGAATCCTGGCTCTGTTGAGAGAGGTCGCCGCGCCCTCGCAAATGTGTATGCTATAGACAACCGTAACGTGATTATTGACGGGCATCACAGGCTTGCGGCTTGGTGGCTGCTTGGCGCGGAAGTGGCGAACGTTTGGTTCTTGGAGGAATAGTGGCTGTCAACTACGGTCAGGTGAATGTCGGTACGACGGCTACGTTGATTTACACTCACCAGAAATACACGACGTCACCGGTGTTGATCACGAACGCTGACGGGACAAACCCGCTGTACCTGGGCGGTGACGCGAACGTCACGACCTCGAACTGGGGCCACTACATTGCGAAGTCGTTCGGTGAGCAGTCGTTCTCGATGAATTACGGCGATCAGTTGTGGGGCGTTGCTGCCGGCACTGTCGCTGTTCACTGGATTGTGACGGGAGCATAACGATGGCTGTTGACACGAGCGTGTTTGCACGCATCATCAAGCAGGAGAAGCAGGCTGACGGTACTTTGCTTGTCACTGGCGTTGCCACTGACGACACTCTGGATATTGACGAGCAGATTTGCGACCCGCAATGGCTTGACCGGGCCATGCCGGCATGGTTCAAGTACGGCAACATTCGTGAGCAGCATTCCAATATCGCTGCCGGTGTTGCGACGAAGCTTGAGGTTGACGGCAACCGACATATCGTTACTGCCTCTGTTGTTGACCCGAACTCGATCAAGAAGGTTGAGTCTGGGGTGTTGAAGGGTTTCAGTATCGGTATCCGTAACCCGCGTATTTCGACCGATAAGTCTGCTCCTGGTGGTCGGATTGTTGATGGGGAGATTGTTGAAGTTTCCCTCGTGGATCGCCCAGCGAACCCGAGTTGCATGTTGGAATTGGCGAAGTCAGTCGGCGGCGAGATGCAGCAGACGGAGACACTGATTGAGAAGGAAGCTGTCATGGAACGCTGCTCGAAGTGCATGAAGGCGTATAAGGCTGATGACCTTGACCCGCACAAGATGTGTATGGATTGTGCCGCTGAGAAGGCTGCTCAAATGGAGGAATCCAGCGAGGAGTCAAGCGAGGAGTCAAGCGAGGAGTCGAGCGAGGAATCTTCCGTCGCTAAGGCTGCTGAGGAGTCTTCGCAGGAGCTTGGTGAGGAATCGTCCCAAGTGTTCGGTGAGGAGTCATCTCGCCCGAATGGTGTCGCTGGTGTCGCTGGCTTGGCTGCGGAAACTGGTGAGGCTTCCGCTACTGAGGAGTCCAGTGCTCCTGCTGCTGAGTCTTCCGAGGAATCCAGCGAGGAGTCAGAGTTGGCTCCGAAGGCCGCCGATCCGATCCTGGAGCGTTTGGATCGTATTGAAGCGATGCTTTCTAAAATGGTTTCGGGCAAGGCCGATGATTCGACAGAGGATGTCGCTAAGAGCGTCAAGGCTATTGACGAGCGACTGTCACAGGTTGAGAAGTCTGCAAGCCGCGCACCGATGAGGACCGTTGTTAAGGCGGCTCCTACGACCTCTGAGGTCGATATCAAGGCGGCGAAGGCCGCTGACTACCGCGCAAAGGCGGCTGCAACGAGCGATCCCGAGCTTGCTAAGGGTTACTTGCTGCTCGCTGCTGAAGCAGAATCCAAGTAATTCAACCTCCCTCATTTAAGGAATCATCATGGCTCAACTCCCTCCCGCTGGAGAGATGTTCGGCACTGCTGACCCGCGTGATCTTGCTGCAAAGCAGGAGGGCTTCAACGAGGCAATCGTGAAGTCCGTGAACGCTGGCGCACGTGGCGAGTTCGCTCCCGCAATCAACCTTCCTGGCATGGTCCAGGGTCCCGCTGCTGCTATGGCAGAGCTGGAGAAGGCTGCCGCTAACCCGGCACTGGCTAAGGCGATTGGCGCTGACGTTCTTTCGTCGCTCCAGGCCCAGGTTCAGGCTTCACGCGAGATCGTCAAGGACATCACCATTGGTGATGGCGTTACCACCGGCTCCCCGATTGGGACTGGCCTGGTGCCGTTTGACCTTGAGGCTCCTGCGAAGTACCTGGCTCCTCGCCCGACTCCGCTGCGCAACAAGATTCCGCGTGAAAAGGGACAGGGCACTGCCCGTCGCTTCAAGCGGATCACGGGTATCACTGGTTCGGGCACTGGTGGCGTGGGTGTGTTCCACCCAGGCATCAGCGAAACCACGCAGAACAACTTCGCCCCGTCGGGTGCGTCGAATGCTCTGTACCTGAACCGTGGCGCGAAGATCACCTACGCTGGTGACGACAAGATCGTTCCGTACTTCGAGTTCGGTCTGTCTGACAGCGTTTCGTTCGCGGCACAGTACGCGGGTCAGGGTTTCCAAGACGTTCGCGCCCTGTCTGCTCAGTCGCTGCTCTACTCATCCATGCTGCTTGAGGAGCGTATGCTGCTCATGGGCCGTGGAACTAACTCCGCGTTCTCTGGCGCTCTGTCTGTTCCGACCGCGACCATTGCGAACGCTTCACCGAACACTGGTGAGTCGCCCGTCACTGGTTACACCACGAACATCTGGGTCAAGGTCACTGCTGACGCAGGCGATTTCGGAGAGTCGGCTTCTTCAGCGATCGCTTCCGTTGCTGCTTCCGCAGGCACCGTCGCAGTTGTGACCATCTCCTCCGCTATCACCGGTGCCCTGGGCTACCGCGTGTACGTGGGAACTGGCGCTTCCGCACCTGCTGACTCTGCTCTGTTCTACGCAGGCCGCACTGGTTCACTATCGTTCCGCATCACCGGCGCTCTGCCGACTAGCGGTACCACTGTGGCTCACGCAGTCAGCACCGACACCTCTGCTTACGCAAATGGCTACGACGGCATCATGCCGTACGTGACTGGCGCAAACAGCGGTTACAACAAGGTTCTGAACAGCACCTTCAATGGCACCAGCCCCGGCTCGGAGTTCCAGGCAGCATTCGCCAGCCTGTACACCTCGGTCAAGGCTGACCCGGATGAGATCCTGTTCAACGGCACTGACCGTAAGAACCTGTCGGAGTTGCTGAAGAACTCCTCCAGCACGAACTACCGTTTGACCTTGCAGCAGGACGAGATTGGCAACGCTGTTGTCGGTAGCGTCATCACTGCCATCCAGAACGAAGTTACCGGCAAGGTTGTGCCGATGACCGTTCACCCATGGATGCCGCAGGGCAACACGGCGATCCTGTCCTACACGCTGCCGATTCCTGATTCACAGGTCAGCAACGTGTGGTCCGTGGTCAACGTGCAGGACTACATGGGCATTAACTGGCCAGTCATTGACTTCCAGTACCAGATGTCCTCCTACTGGCAGGGCACCTTCGTGTGCTACGCCCCCGCGTGGAACGGCTCCATCACTGGAATCGCTGCTTCCTAGCACCTGAATGTCTGTGAGGGGGATAAGAGTCCCGTCCCTCAAGTCCCCCTCACAGGCTCTTTCCTAGATTGGACGGAACATGAAAAGGATGGTTGCACCGAACGATACGGTTCGCTCTGTTGAGATTCAGGGCGCTCGTACTGGTGTGAGTAAGACGTATAACTGGTCGAAGGATGGCACGGTTCATGTGTCGTCGGAAGCGCATATCAAGGCGTTGAAAGAGGCTGGTTTTACTGAGGCCGGGGTTGGGGGAGCGACGGCGAAAGGCGGCTACATCTGTAATGATTGTGGCTTCCATATGTGGTTTAAGACTTGTTCTCGCTGCGGCGGGGAAGGTGTGAGAAATGGCTAATGCGGTCACGACGATCTCACCCTTGTTTTCAACGCCGTACATCACGATTGCTGAATATAAGCAAGCTCCGACAGCGGTTGATGTTGACGACCTTGTTGGTGGTGGTACGCAGGCGATTAACGATCAAGAATTGTCGAATGTTGTGGCTCGCGCTTCATCGTGGATTGATTCGTATTGTGGGCAGGTGCTTGCCGCTACAACGGACACAGAGGCTTCTAGGTCGCGTATAAACCGTCAAGGCATGTTGACTATCCATCCACGTTTCTCGCCTATCACGGAGGTCGTGAGCCTGTCCTACGGGCCTCTACCGTCACTGATGGCGTCAGTAGACGTTTCAACCTTGTGGATTGAGTCGCAGAGCATTGTTTTCCCGATCCAGGGTTTCTCGCAGGCGTTCAGCGGCCCGATCCAGTTCGCAGGAAACTATTCCACGACGCAGGAGCAGTTCGTTCAGGTGACGTACGTGAATGGGTACGCGAATACGCTGCTATCGGCATCGGTCGCAGCTTCTGTTACTTCGCTGCCTGTTCTTGACTTGGCTGGGTTCGTGCCGAATGCACAGTTTGAGATTTACGACGGGTCGAACACTGAACTTTTGACTGTTTCCAGTTCGTTCGTTCCAACATCTGGCCCAGGGAATCTGACGCTGAAAAGCGCGACTGCGTATTCGCACGCGAAAAGCATTAGTGTTTCCGCTTTGCCACCGGCAGTGAAGCAAGCCGCTATTAACGTTACTTCAGCAATTTTGAAGTCTCGCGGGAATGCTGCTCTTGTCATGAACTCGTTAACGCCTTCGCATATTCAGACGCAAAGCCCAGCTTCCTACATTGATCTTCAAGCGGCGTGGGAGATTCTGAAACCGTATAGGCGTGTTCGATGAGTCGCGCCACTATTCGTGCGGCTGTGTATTCGTTCTTTCAACCGCCGGCAGTGTCAGGGCTGAACACGTTATACACGTCGTTTCCGAAGCGTATTCCTGGGTCGGATTTTCGGGCCGGTCAGACTGTTGGAACAAAGTCAGGCTGCGTCGGTGTTATTAACATTATGCGTTCGCGTGAGGAACGTATTGCTATTGGCGGGGCGACCTCAGGTAAAAAGTGGGTGCATTACACGGTCGAGTTGCAACTGTTTTGCCATTCGGTTGAGACTCATGCTGAAACTGCGATGGACTTTTTTGACAGTGTTGTCGATAACGTGAAAACGAAACTTCGATCGGATCGTTGGTTGAATGATTACCCAGCTGTTTTTGAGGCGGGTGAGCGTGAACTTTCGGGGGTTTACGGAGAGCCAAGATTGTTGAATGATGGTTCTTCGGAGATTTGGGGCGCTATCCGTTTTGAGGTTTCCGAAGTCATTACAAGTTAGTTAGGATGAGCATTATGGCGAAGTTTGAATCTGTTGAGGCTAGGGTGTATCCGACGCTTGCGTTGACCCTTGATGCAGGTGCAGTGGTAGATTTGCCAGACGATACGGACGTGGCGGGACTTGTATTGCAATCAACTAATACGAGCAAGAAGGCCGCTCCTGTAGTTGCCGACCCAGCTCCAGTCACGGAAGGTGTCGCTGATGGCGCTCCCACGCAGTCGTAGTTATCTTGGCATTGCCAAGGAAACCCGCTACACCCCAGGAGCGTCGGCAACTCCTGTAGCGGCAACAGATTTCATCCCGTTCACCACAATCACCCCGTTCGACAACGTGAAGTACCTTGATGACAAGGGCATCCGTGGGTCGATGACGGAGGAGTACGGGGTCATTCAGGGAAACATCTACTCAGAGTTTGATCTGGGTGGCGACGTGTACCCGGACACGATCGGCTACATTTACTCCGGCGTTCTTGGCGACGTGACTGTTACCGGTTCTGCTGCCCCGTACAGCCACGCAATTTCGCTGTTGAACTCGCAGACCACGAACGGCCAGCCGACGACCTACACCCTGTCTGACTACTACAGCTTGGGTTCGTCGAGCACTCGCCAGTATTCAGGTGTGCAGTTCGCCAGCATTGACACGAAGTTCTCTGCTGATGCTCTGATGACGTACACCGCTAAGGGCATGGGATTCCAGTCTGTTACTGCCTCGAACCCTGCACCGTCGTTCTCGACTGTCACCCCGCAGGCCGCGTGGACTGGCACGACCACGTTGAACGCTTCTGTCACGGCGATCCTTCAGGATGGCAACGTGAACATTCAGCGCACCGTCACCCCGATCTTCACGATTGACGGCAACCAGTCTCCGTACCAATTATTCGCTGGGCCGGCAACGGTTTCGGGTGCGCTGCTGCTGATTCTGGAGTCTGACGCACAGTTGAACTACTACCTTCAGAACACTCAGCCGACCCTGGATATCAACTTCGCTTCAGGCACTGGTACTGGCGCTGTGGGTGTTGATTACAACATCAACAAGTGTGCGTTCACTGTCGCCAAGATTGAGCGCGGCAAGGACTACATCGAGTTGAACGTCACCTACAAGGGTCTGGCGAACACCACGAACGCTGGTGCCTCTAGCGGTTACAGCCCGATCAAGGTGACTGTGAAGTCAGCGAAGCCGAGCGGAACGTACGCCTAACAACAACTAAGAGATTGGATGGGGACGGGAAATGTCTCAAATTGATGTGCCTGGTGGCTGGGTTCAGCTTCGTGATCCGAAGTCTGTCTCTGAGCGGCTGCGACGTCCGATTGTTGCTAAGGCGTCGCAGCTCGCTGGGGCAGTGAATGAGATCACTGACAATAATGTTAGTGAAACGAACTTGACGAGCATGTTTGAGTTCAATGACCTGGTGGCGATTGCTTTGATTGAGAAGTGGTCGTTTGGGGATGTTGTTTCGCTTGAGGGTTTGCTGGATTTGCCGGGTAAGGCGTATGACGAGATTCAGAAGATTGTCGCTCCGATGGTGAGTGATTTGATGCCGTCGTTTGAGGTTACGCCTGATCCTGATTCCCCTACCGTTCCCTCCGGCGCGTAAGTTGGGTGCTGGAGGGTAATCGTCCTGATTCTCGCTATCCGTTGCCTGATGAGTTTCGGGATTGGCAGTTGGCGAAGAAGTTTGGGTGGACGAAGCAGCAGATAGATGAACAGCCTGCTGCGTGGTTAGACTGGATATTGCGGATTGACGGGGTTGCCGCTGAAGCTGAAGCGAAGGCCATGTCGAGAGGCTCATAGTCATGGATGGTTTGGTAGTTGACATTTCGCCTTTCATGCAAAGGTTGACTGCTATTTCCGTGAAGATGGATGCGTCTTTGGCTGAGGCCATGACTGAGGCTGGCGATGCGATTGTTTCGATAACTCGCGGCAATCTTTCTAAGCATGGTCAGCATGATCCTGAGATTTCTCGCACTACTTCTCCTCCTGGTGAGTCTCCGATGATGGCGAGCGGTCGGCTTGCTGATTCTGTTCGCATTTTTGAGCAGACTCGTACCGGGTTTGGTTTGTATTCTGTTGGGGTTGGTGCGGGTGTTGGTGGGGCGTCGAATTATGCGCGTGTGCAAGAAGAAGGCATGACGATTGACGCTAAAGGCCCGAAGGGCATGTCGTTTACGTATGGCGGTGTTCGTTATGCGGGGCTTCAGTCGGTTACGATTCCTGCTCGCCCATATTTCAAGCCATCTGTGGAAGAATCACTACCTGAGATAAGGTCGATTATTTCCGCAGCGGTTGAGAGGGGTCTTGCCTGATGGCTGATTTGCCTCCAATTTCAGTTCAACTATTGCTGAATAGCACCCAGTTTTCTGCCGCAATTTCTAGCGTTAAGACCGCGAGTGCCGAGTTTGTTAAGCAACTTCAGACCGGCAACATGTCGATTGCTGATTCTTTTACTCTGATTAGGGATGCTGCTGGCGGGACTGATGCGTCTTTCCGTAAGCTGATTGCTTCTTCTGCCGCTACTCGTTCGCTGCTGATTGCCGATAATCAGGAGGTTGCGGGTAGCGCGGTTAAGGCTGCTGCTGTGATTCAGACGGCTATGTCTGATGCTTATGCGGTTGCGGCTCGTGACGCGAACGTGGCAACGAATCAGGAAATTGCTGATGCTGAGCGTTTGGCTGCCGCTCAGAGAACCTCAATGGAGGCTTTTTCTGCTGGTGCCGCGACAATGGTTTCTCGGGGGCGCAGCATTTCCAGCATGGGCATGTCGCTTTCGACGACGCTCACGTTGCCCTTGGTTGCTATTGGTGTTGCCGCTACGCACGCTGCTGAGTCGTACTCAAAGGCTATGGGTATTGTCGCGGCGCACACGAACTACACGCAGGAGCAGGTTAAGCAGTTCGGGACGCAGGTTGTTCAAACAGCTTCAGATGTAGGCGTGAAAGCCGATGACGCTGCTAACGCTTTGTATGTTCTTGGGTCTAATGGGGTTCCCGCTGCCGAAGCGATGAAAACCCTCAATGAAGTGTTGAAGGGCACTGTTACTGGTTTGGGTGACGCTCAAACGGTTGCGCGTCTCGCCTCGTCAATGATGAACGCTTACGCTAAGTCTGGCTTGACTGCCGCGAATGCTATGGACGTTATGACTCAGACGGTCAAGGAAGGAAACCTTAAGACCGATGAGTTGTCTAAGGCGATGGGCCGGGTGCTGCCCATTGCTTCTGAGGTCGGTGTTCATTTAGGTGACGTTGGTGCCGCTTTTGCTGTGCTTTCCAAGGAAGGCATGTCGGCGTCTAATGCGGCTTCCGCATTGCAGGGAATGTTGAAGCAGCTTGTTGCCCCGTCTAAGGGCACTCAGGATGCGTTGAAGTCTGTCGGGTTGTCTGCTCAGTCTTTGCGTGAGGAAATCTCGACTAAGGGTTTGCTTGCCGGGTTGCGTGATCTTGATGCTCGTTTCGACGGGAATATCGACAAGATGGGGTCGGTGTTCAAGAACGTTCGAGGCTTGAATGGTGTTTTGACGATTCTTGGTCAGAACAATCAAGCGGTTAGCGATTCTTTCCAGCGAGTAAATAATGCTGCTGGTGCCGCTGATGCTGCTTTCAATAAGGTTGCGTCTACTGGTGCGTTTAAGTTGCAGAAGGCAATGAACGATCTGCATAATTCGCTGATTTCTATAGGCAATGTGTTGATGCCGATTATCGCCAACATTGCAAAGTTCATTGCCGATTTGGCTGATAAGTTCAGTCAGCTTAATCCGACGGTGCAGCAATTCATTGTTTACATTGGTTTAGCCGCTGCCGCTCTTGGGCCGCTGATAATGATTATCGGTGGGCTAATAACCGCCGTTGGAACGATTGGTGCTGCTTTCAGTGCTGAGGCCGCCCCGGTTATCTTGGCTATTGTCGGAATCGCGGCGGTTCTTATCGCATTGTGGAACAACTCGCAGACATTCCGAGACAACATAATTTCTTTGTGGAAAACGGTGAGCGGTGCCATTGGCGATGCCGTCAATGAGATCAAGAAGTTCTTGCAGGATAACTCAGATAAGGTCAAGGATTTCCAGGCTGTATTCAAAGTTGTTGGGGACTATATCGGTGGTGTCATTGTCCCAATTTTGAAGATAACGCTTGTTGTCGCTATCAAGCTTGTTGTTGAGGCGATCGAACTTTGCTTGACCGAAATGTGGCTG